AGCATTATAACCGAATACCGTATTGTAAGTATTGCCATCATTATTACTTAGTGAGATTCGGGAGTTTATATCTATTTTCATATTTGTTTTTAAAGTAGCTACACTTGCATGAGCCGCTCCTGAGTAGAAATAATGAACTCCGCCATGCTGTTCATATAATGACTGCTCATCATTTACTATAGTATCCCAAGAGCCATCAGTATGTTTAAAAACATTGTTACCAATATATGTAGATTTATCTGTACCAGAAGCAGTATTTGAAAATACACTACCTACAGCACCAACTTGTAATAAACTATAATCTGCGTGCATTGCTACAGGAGTTGCCCCAATCCCGACATTGCCCGATGAATCAATTCTCATTGCCTCTGCTGTATTTGCTGTCTCAAAAGCAAGAGATGCACCAGCATTTGCTGTTCCAATCCTAAATAAATCACTATCGTGTTTCCATTTAAGTTGAGCACCTATGCTGTCAGACGCTGAGCCAAAAATGACATTAGTAAAACTGGCATCTGGTGAAAGCAATGTTATCCCTGCATCACCTGAGTTCTCAAAGACTCCTTCTAATGCCCCTGCTGATGCCGATACGCTACCTGCTGAACCCGAATGAGAATGAAGAGTACCATCTGGAGAATCCGTACCAATTCCAACATTTTGACTTGAGTCTATGGTCATTGCAACAGCATCAGCAGTTGTACCACTTGGGGTAGTTTCAAAAATCATTTTAGTAGGCGAAGATGAACTTGTAAAGTCTGCATCAGCGTGTACTCTAATTCTTGCTATATCAGTTTGAGATGACTCACCACCTTTAAATATTACAGCACCTATTGAATCATTATCAGCTACAGTTGTATCAACTCTTTCTAACTGTATGAAAGCATCTGTTGCGTGTGCAATGTGCAAAAGCTGTGCTGGAGAAGCCGTACCAATTCCGAGAGAACCAGCGGATGTTAGCCTCATTCTCTCCGTACCAGATGCAGTTGTGTTAAATTTTATATCATCCGTACTTGAGCCTATATATGCCGCTCCAGCATTATTTCTTAATTCTATATGTACATCAGTACCATCTGTATGTTCTATTTTTACTGGAGTATCTCCTGTATCTGAAACGTGCAATTTCTGGTCTGGAGAGGTTTCATTAATTCCGAGCTTTGATGTAAAATAACTACTTGTCTCATTAACAACAAATCTTTCAGTTCTGTTTGTACTACCTGTAGAAAATCCAAGAGTATCGCCATCGTGTTTATAAACAATAGCACCTTGTAATGTACTGCCTTCAACAAAGTCAATTAATGCACTTCGATTAGAGGTTGCTGTGAATTTAAGTTTAGGGTCACCACTTGAACTTGATTCAATAATTAATGTTGAATCTGCCAATGAGGAACTACCAACTGTTACATCGTTATTTGTGGTATCTACTATAAATACATCACCACCATCACCGTTCTTGCGGACAAGGAATGCTTCTGTGTTGGTTACATCTATAACCTGAGTTCCTTCTAATATCTCATCAAAGCTGAGTGAGCCACCGCCACTTACAGTTAAATCACCTGAAATGGTTAAATCACCATTTATTGTACCACCAGAAGATATACTAGCGGCTGTTGTTTGTAAAAAAGCCATAATTACCCCCTATGATAATACAATACGGCAATTACCAGTTGCACTTACTCTTTCAAGTAGTAAATACATTGTATCTGATAATCCCTTTGGAATTTTAAAAGAATAGATTGTGTCGCCACCCTTTAAGTAAAGGTCATTTGCTGTGTCAAGACTACCCTCAGCATTAGTTTCATTGAATGTAAAATATATATCTTCTACTGGTTGAAGATGAACCATATGATAACTTGTTACATCAATCATAGCATCAGCAGCGTTAGCTGTAACTGATACTATTGTTTGCACCTGCCAATCAGCAGCTGTTTCTACATTAAGAGATTCGTGAGCTCTAAATTTTTGAGTATTTGCCATAATATTCTCCTATTAAGTTAACTTAGCTTGCGGGGCGAGAATGTCCCTATCTAAGTATTAAATTAAACTAACTGATTTAAGTACTCTGCTTCCACCAGTTTTGTCACGTTTTTTCATTCCGAATCTTTTAATAGATTCGTCAAATTTTAATTGATGAGCATTAGATAATTGCATTGATACCGCTATTAAGTTAGCATCTGTTGCATTACCAGCCTTATCCATATATAAACATTTCTTTACATAATCAACTATTGCTAAATGCATACTATTATCTAAATCTATTTCATCATTAATAGATACTACGCTATTAGGTTCTGCATAATAATGTAATAACAATCCATCACTTACAGATTCAGCAACAGCTTTCCATTGTTTTCTAGCTGAGCTTCTATTATCTCCAGAATCATCAACATTTGTTATTAAACAAAATTTATCTCCTTCGATAAACCATTTAGCATTATCTTCTGGATATTTTATATTACTAGCCATTATTTATCATCCGGTGTTGTTAATGCTGATTCACTTGTAGCATCCATTAATAAAATATTTTTATCTATCAATCTAGGAATTTGAATATAATCCCCAGAATCATCCATTAAATCTACTCTAAAAACCTTATTAGCTTCAAGCTTATTTCCGCTAGAATCTTTAGCTTCATCTCCTATTTTATACCACATTTGGTCAGCTACTGTACTCATCTTAGCTTGAACTGGTTTAGTACTATACATACCAATCTCTACTAAGGCATCATTTATAAGATTTAAAATATAATTTTCAGAAGCTTTTGGAAATACTTGACGAACCCTACTAACAAGTTGTTTTACTGATATTTTATGAACAGCCATTATGATTGATAACCCCCTATTAATTTTTGTAATCCAGATTCATAATCAGATTGTAATTTCGCTTGTTGTTTTTCATACCAAGCATAATGAGCTGTATCGACAGATAATCTTGATTGAACTTCAGCCCCATAAGATTGAGCTGATTGTATGTAAGAACTAGCTGCATTAATATATCCTTGAACAGCTTGTGATTTAGCTGATGTAAAACCTCCCCTAGCTGAAACTTCTTGGGCATATCCATTAGCTTGAGATATTCTTGATTGAACTTCTTGAAGATATGCATTGCCAAGTTCTACTCTTGAACGAGATTCTTCTCTTTTAGCTTGCCCCTGAGAAAGTCTTATATTAACCTCATTAGAATATCCCTGAGCGATTGTAATTTTAGATTGAATTTCATTTGCATATCCCTGAGCCGCACTAATATATCCATTTATAACTTGAGAATATCCTCCAACTTGAGCTATTCTAGCATTAACTTCATTTGCATATGATTGAGCTTCTGAAACTGAAGCATTAGCTTCCGCTAAATATGCATTTCCAGAATTTATTCTAGATTGAGATTCCTCTCTTTTAGATGAAGCTTGAGCTAATCTTTGAGATATTTCAGCTCCATAACCATTTGCAATATTTATTTTATTTTGAATTTCATTTGCGTATCCCTGAGCAGCTGATATATATCCTTGAGCAACTCCTACTTGAGAAGAAACATGACCAGTCCTAGCGCTAACTTCATTTGCATATCCTTGAGCCTCAGCTAAAGAAGTTTGAGCTTCACTAATATATTGAGAACCAGCATTTGCGTATCCTTGAGCTGTAGAAATATAACCATTAGCTAATTCTATATCTTCAGCATCAACTTGAGCATTGGCTAAATCAACTTCAGGATTTACCAAATCAAATTCTGTATTTGCTAGTGTTACAGCTGTATTAACTCTACTAAGAGCTGTTGTTATAGCTGCTATTGCCGTATCTATTGAGCTATCAACATTAGTTACTGTTTCAGCTAATTCTACAACAGCTGCGTCTACCTGTGTATTAATTAAATCGCAAATTGATTGAGTTTCGTCTAATTCTGTATTCATAGCTGTTAAAGCTGTATTTACATCTCCTTCCGAATCTGTTTCTCCCAAAGCTAATAACGCATCACATTTATCAAATTCAACATTAGCAAGAGCAACAGCTGTATTTATCCTCCCAGAAGCTGTAGATATAGCAGCTAGAGCTGTATCAATAGATGAATCTACTTGAGTTGCTGATTCTCCCAGTTGAGTCACAGCTGCATCTACTTGAGTATTAATTAAATCACACACAGCTTGAGTTTCATTTAATTCAGTAGTAATAGATGACAAAGCAGTATTTACAGATGATTCAGTATCAACTTCTCCCAAGTCAAGAATTGTATCACATTTATCAAATTCAGTATTAGCTTCACTACAAATTTCATCAACTTTATCAAGTTCTGTATTCATAGCTGTCAAAGCAGTTGCAAAATCTGAAGAATTATCTGTTTGACTAACTATTTCGTCAACCTCAACATTAGCTAATGCTATTTCAGCAATAGCGCTATCAACACCAGTATTTATAGCTGTTAATGCAGTTGTTATATCAGTATTGGATGTTTTATTTCCTAATACATTTTGTAATGATTTTACAGCCCCATACAATACTACAAGATATTCTGCTTCATCTGGAAATACACTTATAGCTGAATCTCCATAAGCTACAGCAGGATATTGAACCTCATCATATTTACATGAGCCACCTTCAGGTAAAACATTTATCTTATTATTCTCAGTATAATATACAGGGTCAGTAACAGAAGCGTAATCCATTTCATCAGGGTCAACTACATATCCCTTAAGGTCTGGTAATATCCTTCTACATATCCTATCAAAATCTCCATCATTTCTATAAACTCTTAATACCTTACCAGTATTTAATGTTTCAGCTTCACTACCCGGCATAACAGATGTAAATGTTTGCTGAGAAGAACACCAATCTAATTTATCGGATGGAAGTATATTTATAACTTCTTTAGCTCCATCTGTAAGAAACTGAGTTAATTCAGTTTGAGTTGGAGCACTACTGCCATCTATTGATAAACTTGTTAGTCCTTCTATTTGAGCTTCAAAAGTTGCCATTATGCACTCGCTATAAACAATTCAACATCAACTGCATTACCACCCGGATTTACTTGTATACTACCTAAATCCGCCATAGTTCCAAAACTAGGACTTGTATCAGCTTCAGATAACATTAAATCATCAGCACTTCCAAGAACGTGACTTTGACCAGCTGCTAATTTTACTTGATATAAAGTAGCAGCCCCAACAACAGCTAATTCAACTGCGTTTGAACTATCTAAATTAGTAACTCTAATATATTTTGAATCTTCAATGTCAATAGCTCCGGCAGCTCCATATGCATTAGAATTAAAAACTGCAATAGTTGTTGTTTGACTAGCCGCGCAAGTAGCAACTCTTTTCATTATTTCATTAATACTACCAATCTCTAAAGTTCTTTTAGAACCATAGTCTTGATTACCTAGTACAATATCTTCTTGTATCTTTACTTTTAATGTAGCCATTATTTTTTCTTACGTTTTCTTGCTTTAGATGCTGCTTTTTTACCAGCTTTTGTATATGGATATTTTTTCCCACCGACTTTAGGCATGATTATTTCTCCTGTTCATATGTTTAATATCTTCATCAACTGTTGTTTGAGTTAATTCGATATCTGTTCTTTTTCCTAATTTACTCATCATGAATAAATTAGTAGTAAATTTACTTTCTGATGCTTTCCTACCACACTTACGACAATAAAACCATTGTTCGGGATTGGGAAACTCACAATGAACACAGTCCATTAAGTACCACCAACTACAGTTGTCATTATTCTATCTCCTCTCAATGTCGTTTGAGTAATAGATAGAATTTCATTATTAGTGGAATCTAAAGTAGCGATATAATCTTTAATATCCCTAGCTATTGTTCCAGCATCACTAGCTTCTGTACTTGCATTAGCGTAGTGAATAAAAACTTTTACTTTTATATTACCATAAGCTGCCATAATAAATCCTCTTAAATTTTTTTAGATTCGGGGGCCATCCTTTATACGACAACCCCCACAGTTCTAAGGACTGTTAACTTTATTTATTTAGTTTATGAAGTAGTAACAGCTCCATCTTTACCAGATTGACCGTTTAGATACCAATTTCCATCATAAGCGTCAAGTTCTAAAAAATCACCCTTTAATGCGGATGTTCCTATAATAACATTAGAAACACCAGTTGCTCCATCGGCACTTGAACCCGGGCCATCATCACTAGTATCGACTTCAGTTTCATTAATCTTACCAAATACAATCGCACTACCAGCAGCGAGAGTTACCGCTCCTGTTGGAGTATTCTCTTGTACCCAGAATTTATAATTAACACCATCTTCAATACCAGCACCAGTTGGTAAAGTAATAGAAAAAGCTCCACCTGAAGATTCTAAATAAAACTCTTTACCACTATCATCAGCAGTGAGAGTTCTAGCAGCACCTACAAGTTCTACTTTCTTTTTCCAATTACTATGTTGACTGTTAACATTTAAGTAGTCACTTCTCATCTTACACACCCTCCAAATTAATCAAAGCGTGAGTTTCAGGAAGAGAAACTTCAAGACCTGCTTCTGTAAGAATCATGTCTTTTCTCAAATCTTCATCTGCTGCTTGAACATTTGTCATAATGTGGGTATCACGGTTAACACCGTTACCAACAAGAGGTCTATATGATACATGGTCAAGGTCGACCATACATAAGAAACCTGCTGCCATACCTCTAAATAGAGGTTCTTTAACTAGAGAAACATCACCATGAACAGTTTCAATTCTCATTACACGATGTCCAAATGAACCTTCAGATTTTTGGAAATTATAAGCCGCAGCTCCTGCGTCAGTCATATTGAAAGAATTATCAATAAAACCACTCAGTTTGTTAAAGTGTGAAATAACAGGTAAACTAGCTAATGCCAGTTTAGCTGAACTTCCACCCCTAGCTGGGTCAAATATTACTTCAAAATCAGAAAGTAAATCATCATAAGTCCATTCAGCTACTGTATTAGATTTTAAATAAGCCTTATCTTCTGTATAAGATACTTGACTTCCATCTACAGTTGCTTGTGATTGAGAATTAGCAATAATGTGACCTGCGATACCATCAGTATAGTTAATACTATT